GACCTCGCTGACCTCCTCGTAGGCGAACACCCTGTTGCAGACGGTGGCGATCACGTCCGAGTACTGGGTTATGTACTCCTGGAGCACCTGGTCCTGGGTGGTGTCCGTAGGATGGACGCCGATCAAGACCTTCAGCTCAGCCAGCGAGATCAGGTCGTAGTCGTTCGCAGGAGTAAGGATTTTGATGACCCGGTCAGCCACGTCCAGTCTCCTCGTTGTATTGCTCAAAGAGCGAGCGGATGCAGACCGGCTCGACCTCTGTTCCATTGGACAGGATCGGGGTGATCGTATAGGTCGATCTGTTCAGTCTCCACGTCTTGATCACTGGTGCGTCCCTGCCAGGTGCGCCTGGACCTCCGCTCGGGCCCTGGTCTCCACGGTCACCCTTCGGACCTGGCTTGCCAGGCTTACCGGCGCTGGCGATCAACTGCCAGCCATCTCCCGGGCAAGGTCCTGGGTCGTCACACTTGGCAATAAAGCTCGAGCCGTTCAGTGCCGCGATGTTCAAGAAGGCATAGGTGGCGTCATCCCTCCACGTGCCCCTGACCAGCGGCACGGCAGCATTGATACCAGCGGCCGCTACACAGATCCAATCATCGTGTGGAGGGGCGTAGGCTGTATCGCGCTTGGCCTGATACGTACTGCCCTCGTAAGAGACCAGATCGCTCTGATAGTTGACTTGACCTTTGACAAACGGCCTGACCTCCCTCAAGACCCCCAGCGCGCCCTCCTTACCGGCCTGGCCATCTTTACCCGTGAGACCCTGCTCGCCCTTTTCACCTCTCTCACCTTGTAGGCCTCGATCACCTTGCTCACCCTTCTCGCCTTTTTCGCCATCCTTGCCTCCTTCACCTCTCTCGCCCAGCTCACCACGTTCACCCTGGGCACCAGGATCACCCTTCTCGCCCCGCTCCCCTGCGGGCCCGCTGGGACCACGATCACCAATTGGCCCGATTTCGCCCGGGTCGCCCTTTTCGCCAGGACTGCCGTTGATACCGGCTTCACCCTGCTCGCCTTGATTGCCGCGCTCGCCTGGATCGCCCTTTTCTCCACGCTCACCGATTTCTCCGCGCTCGCCGTTCTGGCCAGGCTCGCCCTGTTCTCCACGCTCGCCCTGCGCACCACGCTCGCCCTGCTTGCCGAGCTCACCCGGCTCACCACGCTCGCCCTGGGGTCCTGGCTCACCACGCTCTCCCTTTTCTCCTGGAGGACCAACTGGACCGGGCTCTCCGTCCTTCAGCTCGGCGAGCCTGGAGTTGATCCGTTCATTCAAAGAGGCGACCTGGGCCTCGAGCTTGGCTATGATTGCGCTCGACTGCGCCTCCATCAACTTACAGTGGCGCTCCCAATCCGCGTCCTTGCGATCGAGTATCTCCGCGAGTGCTATGCGCCACGCATCAATTAAAGTTTCTTCGCCGCTGTCCAACTCGCTCGGTGAGGCGGAGAAGGTTTCTGACTTCCCGTTGAATGTCATCATGGTTAGCCTTCTCGGGTGGAATGGGCTTCTCGTCGGGGGGCGAAGGCTTTGGCTCAGGGGCAGGTCCGGCTGACGGAGGAGCCGGAGCCGGAGGAGCTGGCTTAGGAATCGCACCAGCCGCGCTCAGCGGAACGACCTGTTGCTGCACTCTGGGCTCGTCTCCGAACTTGACGTCGGGCAGGCCCTCAGTGTTGCGGGCCTCATTGGGCGCATAGATGCCACCCTGAACTCCTCGGGCCAGCGCATCAATCCTGTCCTTCAGGGCAGAGCGCAGCAGCGCAGCGGTGTCAAACTCCACGTATTCATCCGGTTGGCCCTTGAGCTGAAAGAGCAAACCAATAGCCTCCTCAACGTGGTTGAGGCAGAAGCCCAGGCCGCTGGCAATCCAGCTCTGCATCAGGAGCTCGGCGCTTCCGTAGGGAGCGCCGCCTATGCCCAAGATCTGGAGCGGAACTCGGAAGGCCAGAGCAATATGCTCATTGGTCAACTTCATCATCTCTGCGGTAGCTGCGTCCTTGCCGCCAAACGCCCACGGCTGGACTTTCAATCCTGCGGTCAAGATCGGCGTGCCACCCTGGTGAATGCCCTGGACTTGCTCGTTCCATCTGTCTCGAAGGGCCTGGGCCTGGTCCTTGTCCAATACGAGATCCGTAGACAAGACGGCAGACGGCCGCGCCTCATTCATATAGAACGCCTGCTGTTGCTTCGAAATCGCCCCGGCGACCGCCATGTCTCCATAGGCCGCCAGGATTGGGCTCTCTCCGACCAGAGGATTGGGAAACCGTCGGTTCACGTGGAGCTTGATGTGCAGCACGTCGCGCATGGGCACGACAAGGAACTCCTCCTTGAACCGCTTGGCCACTATGTCATTTCCAGCCAGCCAATAGAATATGTCTCCGGTCTCGGCCAGGCGAGGGTAGGACATCTCCGGGTGCATTGGGTGGAGTTCATCGATCTCATAGCGATCATTGCGGAGTGCCAGTGCGTATGCGTTGCCGGTCAAGTAGAGCTGGCGGACTATGTTCAATAGAAAGTCGCTGATCGACTGGTAGTCATTGGGATGTCTCAAGATGCGGGCGAGCGCCGAGTTTTTAATTCGGTCTCGCCCGCCCTTGGCGTTTAGTCTCCAGTGGTCCCCCGGACACATGGCGACCGTCTGGGCGTAGGCTGAGACGCACGCCTCAACCATGGCCGAACAGGTCGTCATGAACAGGGGATCGTAGCCTTGCTGCCACCAATTGATCGCCGCACCGTTGGGCAACCAGCCTCCCGTAATGGGAAGATAGTATGGCCCTGGACGGAAGCCGCCCTCAACGGACTTGAAGACGGACTTGAACCTGGCGATCAACCCAGCCATGGCTACTCAGACTTCGATGCGTGCTGCTGTCTGGTCGAATAGCTGGCTGGTCTCTGACTAGCCTTCTCAGCCTCAATGTGCTTGGTCTGGACGTTTGGATCAGGATTGCTGCCGTCCTCCTCATGCTCGAGGATGTGCGCACCCAGGGCGGACATATTGAGCTCCTCCTGGGTGGGCGTGGGCTTGCCCTTCATGCGCTCGGCGAAGTCTGCCCGAGACTTCTCAGTGGCCTTCTGCTCCTCGGCGAGCGCCTTCTTGGCGTTCTCGGTCGCTTGATCGTCTGCGTACTTTGTCATGACTTTCCTCTCTTTAAGTTGCGCACGGGAAATTTAATCACCGCCCGTGCTCAGTGAGGGGCAGACAGGTTGGAGACCAACCTTTCCACGGTCCACCACTCCCTTGCGGGAGCTACCAAGTCACGTTCTGGGTCCAGGCCACCGTCCCTGCCCGACGCTGCAACCAGTTCAGAGGCAGCACCATTCTCAGGGCCAGAGAGTCGGTCTGGAACAGCGACCGCTGCGGAGTAGCCACGACGCCTGGAGAGCCAGCAACCAGATCGGTCGGACTGGTGTCCTCCATGTGCAGCGTGGCCTGGTCACTCATCTCCATTCTCGGAGCGTCACCGCCGACCACTACGAAGTCCGCCGCATCCACCAAGACCATCGTCTTTGCGGGAACGACCGCCGAGTCGATGAACGGGATGGTGGCCAGAGAACCGCCGCGAATTTCATCGCGGAACGGGAAGATACCCGTGTTGGCCGCAGAGAGCAGAGACGCGCGGAGCATGTCCGTCTGGTTGACCAACCAGACCAAGTTGCGGACGTTGCCGTAGGTCGCTGTGCTGATCGCGTTGATCAGAGCAACGATGTCCCCAACGAGAGCAGTGATCCCACCACCTGCGGTTGCCGTAGTGGCTGCCACAGTATTGAGCAGGCCGGCCGGCCTGATCGTGGTCGCAGGGTTCGTGTCGATCAACACCGTGTCGATCGCCACTGTGGTATCCTGCTGGATGGCCTCTCGCAAGAGACCCTCAATCGCTGGGATGGAGTGCTCATCCATCTCCTTCGTCCAGGTCGTGATGACCGCCATCTTCTTCGGGGTCAGCGTCTGGCTGGTGAACGCACCCTGCCTGACCGGGATAGCCAGACCCTCACCCACGAACGAACCAGCAAGGCTGGGCGTGCGAGAGCGAGTCGGGATGATGATCTTGCCCGTGGCCCCAAAGCTCAGGGCAAGTCCCCTCGGCGCGAGCCGGGTGAGGATGCCCTTGGGCATCAGCAGAGGCATCAGTGGAGCAAATGTGGTCTGAACGAGCTCCTGGGCCCAGCCAGCTACGTTGGTCATGGCAGGGGCTGAGGCAGAACGGAGCACGATGTCTGCGATCAGCTTGACTGCGTCATCCTTGTACTCAGGAAAGCGCGCAGCGATCCTGGCTCGAGTGTCCTCGAGGCTGCTGCCCCAGCCCTTGGAGAAGTAGGCTAGCGTGCCGGCCTTGACGAACAATTCTACCGGATCGAACTCCTTCGTCCGATGGATCACCGAGGGAGCCTGCGGACGCTCAGGACGCTCTCCAGTAGAGAGAACCAGAGACCTTCCTGTGCGGCCAGTTGGCTCCTGGGTGGACCGCGCCAACAGCTTCTCGCTGTCAACGAGGGTGTCATGGGTTCGCTCAAGCTGGACGATGTCCTCCCTGAGCTTGCCGATAGCCTCCAGCTCTGTGCCGCTCACGTTGCTGTCATCCATCTTGTCGATATGGTCTTGTAGGACATCACGCTTGGAGGTGATTGCGGCCTCCAGATCCATGATGCGCTGAGCGAGGCTAGACATTTGTCTGCCCTTTCCATTGCCACGATTAGTCCTGGCGTGCCCGCCGTTGATCGCCCTCCTGATCGTATGGTCCCTTTTGCCTTGCCCGGCGAACACCATATCAATCGTCTCAGACGAGATACCCAGAGACTTCGCTACGGCGAGTGCGTTTGGATTTGCTGGTACGGCGACCACGCTGGTCTCGATCAGCTCGCACTTGGAGTAGACGCTGCCCCAATCAGTTCCTTCTCTGTCCTTTCGCTCCTTTGGCCTGAACCCAACGGAGACCGCGCGGAGGATGTCTGCGTCGATCAGTCGCCTGATCTCATCGATCCTCGGGCTGGTACCCTCCTTGGCTAGCTCGAGGTGGCCGCGCAGCTGCTTATTCTCCACGCGGACGTTCGCCCACTTTCCAATCGGAAAGTCACTCCTGTGGCCAAACAGGGCGATCGGGTTCTTCTTGAACTCCCGCAAGTCCCATCCGTCGGACAGGATCACGTCGTCCATTCGATCCGGCGTCTCGTCCGAGAGGATGAACTCCATCCCATTGACCGTCGAGGCGTGGGTCTTGTACTTCAGGTCGCTGGCCTGGCGGTCATCCCAGAGCATCTGGCAGACGTCCTCGTTGCCGAGCTCATCGACGCAGTCGGACATGAATTCGTCCTGCTCGTCGTCCTCATAGTCCCCTGGATCCGGCACCTGCTTGTCCTTGTTTCGCCAGATGTCCATGCAGATGGCCACGGCCTGTTCCTGGGGCCGCTTGTCCTCTCCAGTGCCGATCATCTCCGGCACGCACCTGGCCATGAAGTCACTCTGGCTCTCGCCCTTGTGGGGTTTCATTGGCATTGATCGTTCCTCCTCACTTTCGCATGAACGCCAGCCACGAGCCCTCCACAGACCTGATCGGCCAGCCATCCAGGGCCAGACGCTCGAGCGCAGTAGTGACCTCTACGGCAGGATTTCCATAGTCGTGCCAGATGATGATCCCGCCCCGCCTGACTAGCTCCTCGGACAAGTAACTCTCGTGGGTCACGGCCTCATCGCTGTGGTCTCCGTCTATGAATACGGCGTCGCACGGCTCAAGATCGTCCGCACCAAGCTTGATCGACGGAGAGGTGAGCAAGAAGAAGCGCGGGTCGTCCGCTGCAAACACTCCCGCCCTCTCCGGGACCTCCGAGGCCTGGCACACGAGCGTGGTCGTGTGGCTCGGGCCAACGTCAACTCCTACGTATCGCTCGAGGGTCTCCACGTTCTCCAGCACTCGCTTGGAGGTGATCCCGATGTTGCAGCCGAACTCGACCATGACTCTGGGCGAGACGCTCTTGACCAAATCGACCAAGATCGAGGTCTCGGTCTCGTTGAGATATTTGCTGAAGTAGCCGCCTTTGATCTTTTCTGATCTTACGACCACTTTCCTCAGCGCTGGTCCAGTGCGCTGAGCCAGTCTCCGTCTGATGTTTGACGGCACAGCTTGACGTTGTCGTACCATTTCACACCCCACCTCCAGCTCGACCAATGCGATAGAAGTCCGGTGACCCTCGGGTGGCCGATCGCTCCCGCGAGGTGGAGCGCGGCCGTGTCCACGCTGACGATCTCATCCATGGCCATCATCAATCCGGCGCAGTCTGCGAAGTCCTCGAGCCTGTGGGGGATGATCCCATGGTCGGCCGCCTCGTCGGCGCCCTGGGACTGGACGCTGTGCAACTCTGCATCGCCACCCAGCGCCCGCGCGAGCAGGCCCGGCTCAATCTCTCTCGGGTAGTCTCCGACGCTGGGCTTTCCAACGGACCACGCCAGGCCTATCCGCCTCCGCTTCTTGGATCCGAGGTCTATGTGCCACTTGTTGATCGAGCGCAGTGGCGGGCGGAGGTACGGCGCACCCAAGGTAACATCGCTCGGGGTGATATTGAGGATGTAGAGCAGGTGGAGGATCGGTGCAAAGAAGTCACACTCGATCGGCTCTGCGACCACGATCCCGCACTGCTCGGCCAGCCTGCGCAGCTCGGGAGGCATGACCATGATCGTCTTGGGCATGTCCCGCACGTAGCGCATCATCATGATGCTGTCGCCGAACCCATGGGCGTGGAGCAAGAGCAATCGCTTTCCGGTCAGTGGCTCACCCTTCCACGGCCGCAGACCCAGCGAGAGCGCGTGCTCGACCTGGGGTCTCCTGAATGGTCTGCTCTGCTCGCACTCCCAGTACTCGTGCAGACCCTCACACCACCGTCCTGCGGCCAGCAGGACCATGGCCCGATTGAACTTGGCCCTGGCCGTGGGCGCCGCCAGCAGTGTGAGGTCTGCTTCCACGAGTGCGTCCGAGAGTTCGTTGCGCCTGTAGTATCCAACCACTCGGTTGAAGTGGAGGAGATAGTCATCGATGTCGACCTTGAGCTCGTTGGTAATCTTCCGCCTGCCAATCGGTCTACCCTCGTAAAACACGAGGGTAGACTCGGGCACGCTCGCCCTGTGCCCATTCTCGCCCCTGACCTCGATCACCTCTCCGCAGCCGGTCAGTCCCCTCCAGCCGTAGGTGGTCTGCTCGCAGGAGACGATCGGATCCATGTCCGGCAGGTCATCGAAGAAGCCGTTCATCGCTTACTTCCATACGGGAGTAAGCCAGGCCACGCCCCGCACGTCCCGGAGCACCCAGGATACGGGCCACCTCAGCTTGAGCGCGATCGAGTCGCTCTGGAACAGGCTGCGCTCTGGCCCAGCCGTGCCAAAAGTGCCGGTGGGCACGCTGTCCATCAGCAGAGTGCCGGTGCCGGCCGTCTCTATGTCCGGGGTTGGACTGATCGCGGCAGCAATCGCCTGCGGGACGATCGCGAGGAGGTCGCCGCCCACGGCAGGAGAGGCCACAGGGATGATCGTCGCGTCGGTGCCCTCGGCCTTGAGGCTGCCGTATCGCCCGCTGGCGCTGGCCAGGCGACCAATCGAGGAGACGAGAAAGAACGGACCATTGCCGCCGACCGGACCCACCCCGTTGAGCAGCGTGGCCATGTCCTCGAAGAACGCCCCGAACGCATCGGTGTTGGCACTGGCCGTGAGCGCGACGATCCCGTTGCGCAGACCCGCTGGGGCCGCAGCGGAGGCTGCGGCGCTGCCGAACAGCACCGCGTCCAGGGCCAGCCCGGCGGACTTGACCAGCGTGTCTCCGACGATCACCTCCGCGTTTGAACTCTCGAGCATCTCTCGCGTGAGCACGACGATCGAGGCCAGCTTGTGCGGGAGCAGCGTCTGGCTCGTGTCTGCGAATTGGCGGACCGGGATGGGATCGCCCTCGGCCACGAACCCTCCGCTGGCCGCAGAGGCCACGAACCCAGGCACGCCGATGCTCCCGGCGCCGTTCCAGGTGAGCAGCAGGCTGCGACCCAAGACGGCCGCCCCAGACGAGGCGGCGCTGAGCGCCTCGACGACGTCCGCGGTCACCTTGTGGGCGAGCTCCATGGCCCAACCTGCCACGGTCGTCATGGCTGGGGCGGAGGCCGCCTTGACCACCACGGCCAGCTCTCGATCGCTCGGCCAGAGCTCGGCGGCCACGTCCTCGAGCCTGGACTTCCTCACCACGGCCACCGCCCTGGCCGTCAGCATCCGCCGAAACAGGTTGCCTCGAGGCAGGTCGAGCGGAGGCTCGCTCTTGCGAAAAGTCTGAAATGTGAGCTCATTCATAGCGAACCTCATGCGATCAGGGTATCGATGTCTACGACCTTCTTCTGCTCCTTCACGGCGCCGGCGGACAGGGCCATGGCCATGGCCACGAGGGCGTCGATCCTGGACCGATACTTGGTGTTGCTCTTGTCGAACTTCCGCCCGCCCGCCGGGTCCTTGACTACGACGGCGTTGTTGGCGCACCAGGTCAATACTGGATTGAGCCCGTGCCTGATCTTCTCCTGGATGATAAACCGCTCCACGCAGTCGACCGCAGGAGTCATGTCCTTGTAGCCCTGCCCGTGCTCGACCAGCGGCACCCTGCACCCGATCCCTTCGAGCTCTCGCTTGAGCTCATGGATGCGCCACCGGTCAAACGCCAGGCCCTGGATCGGGTTGGTCCCGTTGATCTCGGCGATCTTCCTTGCGACGGCCCGTGGATCAGTAGCGACTCCGGAGCTGATGATCAACCCCTGTCGCTCCCAGACCTCGTACGGGACGCCGTCCTCCTCGCCCTTGTCCCTGAGGTTGCCCGGCACCCACACCCACGGCTTAACGTTCCAGTCCCCATTCTGGTCGCAGTAGGCGATCACGAGCGCGGTCAGGTCCCGCGTGCTGCCGATGTCCAGCCCAGCCCAGACCCTCGCGCCCTGGGGGATGATTGGCTCCTGGCCGCAGGCCCTCCACGCGCTCGGCTCCATGAACCTCGCCTCCGAGGCCACGCGCTGGTTCAGGATCAGGTTGCGAAACGCGTTCTCCTTCGTGGCCATTCGCTGGGCCTGGCCGGCCAGTCGCTTCACGTCCTCCCTCGACCTGAAGTCACCCAGAGCCGGGTTAGCCAACTCCCAGGTCTCCTCAACCCATGGGTCAGCGTCCTCAGGCGCCGCATACAGCGTGAGCAGAAAGGAGTTGTCCTTGATCTCCCCTGCGTTCACCTTGATCCCATAGTCGATCAGGTGGGAGAGCGGGGCGTAGCTGTCCGCGGCCTGGGTGGAGATGACCAGCATCAGCGGCTCCTTGCGGGCACCCATCGCGCTATCCATCGCGTCGTACAGCTCGCGAGAGTTGGCCTGGCCGAGCTCGTCGTACACGACGAAGCTCGGAGAGAGGCCCATCTTGGTCTTCGCCTCGGAGGTGAGCGTGTAGTAGATGCTCCCATTGTACACGTCGGTCATGCTCTTCGTGAAGCTGGAGATGTTCACCCGGGCGCACAGCCACGGGTGGTGCATGACGATCGCCTCCATCTCGTTGTATATCTTGCCGGCCTGGAACCGGTCGTTGGCGCAGGCGTACACCTCGCCGCGGCTCTCGGCCTCCGGACCACAGAGGTGGCAGAGCGCCAGCGCCGCAGCCAGCTGGGTCTTGCCGTTCTTCCTGGCCATCGAGAGAACCGCCGTGCGGACCATTCTGATCCCACGCTGGTTCTCCCGATAGACGCTCCTGATGAACCGCTTCTGCCACGGTCTCAGGAGCAGCTTCTTTCCACTGTCTGCTCCGGAGGTGACAGTGAGGTCCTCGATGAACGCCATCACGCGCTCGGCGCGGGAGAGGCCAGGCGCATCCCACGCATTCACCCTCTGTGGGGGTGTGGACGCCTTCGGGATGGCGCCTATGCCTCTCCTGCCCATCGGCGCTACTTCTTCGGCTGTGGTGTCGGGGGCTGGCCGCCCACCTGCGCGGTGTTCACCAAGAACCAGCACCCGCCGTGGCCGGGGATGTAGGCGTGGACCAGCACGTAGCTCCCGTTCGGGTCTGGCGGCACGTCCGGAGGCAATACGATCGGGTGAGTTGGAGAATTGCCCTCGCCACCTGGAGGCAGCTCCTCGCCCGGAGGCAGCGGGATATAGATCGGGGGCGTAGGCACAGGCACGGGAGCACCACCCCAGATGCCCGGGGGAGGACCACCGGGAGCGATCGGGTGGGCCGGGTAGCCCGGCCCAGGCCATACGACCGGTGGAAGATAGATCGGGTGGGTAGGCACGCCCGGAGCGACCGCGTCCGGAGGGATTACGATCGGATGGGCGGGATAGCCAGGACCCGGCCACACCTGGGGAGGCGGACCTGGTGGGATCACGATCGGATGGCTCGGACCTGGCTGGGCCCCGGGTCCACCGATGTCGGGATAGGGCGGAGCGACCCCGCCCCAGAAGCCCGGAGGAGGGCCGCCCGGAGCGATCGGGTGGGCAGGCCAACCTGGTACGCCGAACCCAGGATCAACCGGACCCTGGTCGAGCAGCATGATGTACGCGAGTGAACCTCTTGGCATGTTAGAACCTCCTGGTTTGGCCTCGTGACAGAAACCTGGCACGAGGCACGATTGAACGAACGCCACCCCCTCGCAATACGCCGAAGAGGCCCGCCCTTACGGACGAACCTCCTCCGAACCTAGACTTGACCGGATGCCAGGGGGTGAGGGGACTCCGGTTCGTCTTAGGTCTAGGGCATTACGTTGGTGAAGCCGATCCCCACGCCAGCACCAACGTTATTGGATACTCCACCAGAGGCCGCCGCACCGTTGCCGATGCTGAGCGCGCCACTCGCGGAGTTGCTCTGGCCCGCAGAGGCCCCGACCGCAGATGAGATGCTGCCGGCCGGAGAGTTCGCGGCGATCCCAGCACCGAGCGAGGTGTTGGTCCCGGTCGCGAGCGAGCCGGCCGCGGCCGTCCCGTGCGAGACCGCAAAATTTCCAGTCGAGACGTGACCAAAGTTGAAGCCGGTGCCGACGGCCACCGTGGAACCGGCGAGCGCCGGGGCCGACGTGAGCGCGACAAGGGCTGCTGAGAGCAATAGTTTACGCATAGGTCCACCTTGTTTAGCTGCCCGGGGAGTAGTCAGGCCCGGATGCGGCAGCGAACCACCCGAGCGAGCTCGCTAAGACTTTCCATCCGTCTCCGGTGGCTGCGACGGAGGCGCAGTCTTTTTCTTCGGGTGGTGGGTATAGGCCCAGACCCGGCACTTCTGGCCAGGCTCGTCGTAATTGTTGCAGAGGCGGTCTTTTCCGGTGGCACCATCCACCAGCAGGATCGGTCCTCCATTGTAGTTGAACGCCTGTCTGAAGTTGTCAGGCGGCGGGGGCGGCGTCGCGGTCAAGAAGAAGCCCGACTGGGGCGGGAGCGGCAGGTAGGTCGCGCAGACCTCGGGCATCGAGCGATAGATGTCGGACTGCAAGCACAGTCTGGCTATGGCTGCCTTCTTCAGGCCGAATGACCAGAGCGTACGCGCATCCAGACGTGCAGCGCAGCTTGGGTCTGGGATGGTCGTTCCGAAGGTCGCCCCGGTCCCGACCACGCCAGCTCCCGCAGATACAGACCCAAGGCAGGTCTCCAGGCCCGCGGCCGCGAGACCCGGGGCGAACACGGTGGGCACGTTTTTTATGGTCTGGGTCCCGGTGTTGTTGATGGTCTGGGTAGCCGGAACGCTGCTGTTCAGCGTTACGGACGCCGTGCCACCAGCGCCACCCTGGCCAGAGATCGCTACGGCCTTGGCAGCCGAGGCGGACGATGACTTGGCCACTCCAACCCCGGTGGCCGTTGTGGTCTGGGCGGACGCCGGGCTCGCGGCCATCGCCAGCGACAGCGATAGTGCGTAGACGAGAGGTCTCTTCATGCTCAGTCCCCTTTGATTGCCACACTTCTAGTGGGCGGGGACCTTATACGCTTTGAGGCTTTTTGGCAGTAGCTTTTTGGCAACACTAGGGCAAATAATTCATCACGGGAGGAACTCAGGCAAAAGCGAACACGAGCAGGAGGACCACGATCACTAGCAGTGTGATGACAACCACAGCGGTCCTTCGATCATCATCCCAGGGCGTCTGCATAATCCGCTCACTTTTACTCACCCCGAAATTTTGAGCCGACCTCGCTGCCTCCCGTCAAACCAGGAGTAAACCGAGAGGCAGGAGGCCGGGCCCACTGCCGAAGCCTCTCGGCCACGGAAGAAAAAGAGCGACGGGCGCTTGCAGCCGCCCCTACAGTTTGAAGTCCGTTGCTTCGGACTGCCGCCAAGTTTAGGGAGGCCACCCCCTATGCAAGGTCGCCAACCCGATTATGACTTCAACGCCGTTCGGCAAAGCAGAACTAAGCCGACTAACATTCCCACCGAGTAACTGATCACGCACACGATCGTTCCGAATAAAATGCAGTCGTGCACGGGTTTACTCCCTGTGTGACCGTAAATACTGGATTACCTCACGGTCTGAAAGAAGAAAATTCTACTACGGTTCCCGAGCTCGGTAGAATGGGTCGCCGGATACCTCTTGGTTTTACGAATTACGGAACTCACTTAGCTTGGGTTCAAAATCCGTAAACCGTGGTGTTCACTACGGAAATCCGTTGGCCCAAATCCGATCACGAAATATGTACAAATTCTGGCG